AAATGTTGGTAATTTCCTGGTCCACCTTTTCCCGGATACGCCGGTTCAATTCTTCGCTTTCGCCCATGAACTGGCGCTGCGGGATGCGGATGTGCAGTTTCTTTTTTGGGGTAAGCGCCATGTTCCTCCAGAACTGTGCCTGCGGATTCAGTTCCTTCGGCTTGGAACGTCGTTTGACGCGTTTCTTTTGCCCTGTGCCGGTTTTTTTTCTTTTTCCCGAAGCCTTGTAGAACTTGGCCCATGCAAAGCGCCTCATGCGGTCTGTGACGGTGACATCGATTTCCCCGCCCCAGTTGTTGATGGGTGCATAGACCACCTCGTTGAATACCCTTACCCGGTAGTCTGCAGGTGTATATCCGACCGATTTGAACAGATGCTTCCTGCCGGAGAGCAGCGTTCCATAATTGCTGGCGGCATCGGAACCTCCCGAGGACAGCCGTTTGGCTTTGGGCCAAGGGTGAAGACCGCCATTGACAAATCCACCCTGCCGGAAGTTATCCTGAAAATGGTCTTTGGCCATTCGTCCTACCATGACTGGCATTTTGCGGCGCATCATACTGTCCAGCCTGTCACGTTTCCGCTTTATCATTTCCGTAAAATCTTTTATGTCCATAATCATCAGTAATTCAAGAATAATTTATAACTTTGCAACCGAGGCTTCCAATATGCCTTTTATGCGTTATGAATATACCGGAACAAGTAAAGAACGAGGCCCGTGTACTTATTGAGCAATACGGTGACACCTTCGAATACCTTGGTATTTATGAAGGCCAGGAAGCCTATGTGTTCAAGTTTCCGGGGGACTCCTGTACCGGTTATCCTTTCGTCTATCTGTATGACGGTAAAGACGCAACCGAAATAACCGGTCCGTTATCCCTTGACGTTATCGATTCATGTATCGAAAATATCGAGGAAGGAGACATCGAATAGCTTATTGTCAATTCTCAGGACTCCCCTGCAGTTGTGGGAAGTCGCAGCTCCTATTTCACATAAATATTTTACGTCTTTCCATTCCATTCCTGAACCGGCAGAATTATCGCTTTGGGGTTCGATATACCTTAGTTCACCATCCGCAAACCGTTGCAGGATTGTAGCATGCCCGCCCCCGCTTTTCCAGCCGATACTCAATTCATACACGCCTTCTTCCTTACATACCTCATTGAAATACTCCATGTACCTTTTAGGGGTCATTTTCAAGTACCCTTTGTGCGCAAGCCAGCTGTTTATACTTATATGTTGCGCCGGAGTACCGTCGGTGTTTTTCCAGACTTCAAAAGCACGTCCATTACTCAGGTATTCAAGTTTAGACCCTGCGACATTGCCTTTGGCGGTAATATCCCATCCACGTAATCGTAAAGCGTATGCCGGTGCGCAAGTCTGGCAGTTGATACTGTATGGAGTATCCCGTTTTTTATCGTAATCGCTGTTCTTCCGGTATCTGTTTCCCCTTTTATCACGATATATCCCGTTAGGATCAGGAATATACTCGTCCACGTGTTTGGGATTCGCATTCTGTTTATCCGCCTTATCCACATCCATAGGTTTTCCTTTTTTGATTTTAAGAGCCTTTTCCATTTCGAGGTTGTTCCGGGCAATGGCCATTTTTTCCTCCCCGGTAAGGTAGTCCGGCATTTCCGCAATCATCTCGTCAATACGGGCCATAAGTTTATCCACCGCTTTATGGGCACCCTTGTGGGCTTCTGCCTGATATGGATGATTGTCGGAAAACAGTTTGCCGTCCGTTCCCGGATTGTTATCCAGTCCGGGCTGGGGCTTGTTCTTGTCGTCTTCGTCCGGAAGTGGTGTCGGCTCCTCGTCGGTGGCAGTGAGGTCGCACTTGCAGTTCCACCGGTCGCCCGGTCGGTGGATGTTCCAGAACGTGTCATCAATCGGCCGGATGGTATTCCAGAACGGGCGGTGGTCAGCCCCCGGATGAATGGAGGTGGACGGTAGCCATTTGAGGTTGGGCAGAATATCGCGTTCGCGCAGGAACTGTTGCCAGTCAGCCGCCTGATGCGCCCGGATGACCGCCGTATCATACTCCGTCCGCAGCCAGTGACGAACCTGATGGGAAGCAATGGGCAAGACTTCCTGTACCCATTTGTCGAACGGTTTTAAAATGCCGTTTGAATCCAATAAAAGTCGTGCCATGTCATTCTGCATACGATGTACCTTGAATGCCGAGAATACGGCATTGTTCCGGAGTATGGCATTTCTGAAATCCTCGTCCGGAGTAATGGCCTTGGATTTGCTGAACCCTTCCTTTGCCGCCTTGTCCATCTTTGCCCATATTTCATTGAACAGGTTGATTTCGATTTCGGTTGCCGGATGAAAGTCCCTGCTGTATATGTTCAGCAAGGCACGCCGCAGCACCTCTTCGGAGAAGTCAAACTCCATGGAGACGCTGCCATTATCAGCCGCATACAGTCTGTCGACTACCAGTCTAAAGCTGCCCCGTCTGCCGGGGCTTTCACGAAAAAACCTTTGAGCCAGTTCCGGAAGTTTCTTTTCTGTTTCGGTGTCGGTTCATCATCCCGTCCCTTATTCGCTGGCTCCGGCTCCTTCTTCGGGCTTGGAATCCGGTCGGCTTGTTCAGCCGTCTTTTGTTCCGCCTTCAGCTGCTCGTAATTGGCCGGTTTGTCGATACCGAATTCCTCATAGAGATAATCGTCGTCGATGGGGATGTTGAAGTTCTTCTTCAGCTGCGTGAGGATGGATATTTTGGTACCGGCATCCGTTTCTTTCGGTTCCGGAAAGCAGAATGTCCCCCCTTCAGTATTGATGCCCATGCGCAGCAGAATGTCCGTCATGTCGTAATTCAGCACGTTGAGCACGTATTTCCGGTCAGCCTCCAGTACCTTGTCCTCTACTTTCTTATGAACCGTACCCAAAGCCTGTGTGCCTTTTTCGGACGATTCGGTTGTCAGCGTATTGCCCAGTATCAGTTTGGAAATTTCGTTGTTGCACCGTTCGCAGAGGCGTTCATAGACATCGGCAGACCCTGTTTTGTTTCCGGCTTCCGTAAGTTTGAGTTCCGTGTCCTTGGCATGAAAGAACTGCGCCAGACTTCCGGCGTTGGCCGCATCCTCCATGGCCCGCTGGCGGGACTCGTCGTCGTCGGAGTCATAGATATATTCCTGTATGGGCATGCCGAATACCTCGGAGAACTGTGCCCAGTCGCCCGTGGTGTTACGTTTGTAAATGACCCAAGGTGCAGCCTTGGCCAACAGCCCCAAATCGGACGGTGAACCCACAAAAAGCAGGTCGGTATATTCATTCCAGGAATGGCCGGTAATGTCCGTCTGGTGGCGCAGGATGAGTTCCCTGACCGGATCCACATGCTTGCGCGGTACCAGGTCATAATCCACCCACTCCTGCAGCTTGTAGAACTGGCAGAGCGAGAAGCCCCAGAATTTCGCATCAAGGATGTCACCCACCAGCCGGTTGAACCAGGGCGACTGTATCTGTTCGTTGATTTTATCGTCGGGCTTCCCGTCCACCCGGAATTCCATGTTGGAGCACAGCACGGCATTCTTTCGCTTTTCGAGCACACAGGAAAGGTGGGTATCCATCAGAATGTCCTCGTAGAGGTCATAAAGTTTGTAACGTCGCGAGAAATCGACATTCTCGGCCGCTTTGACGGCTGCCATGTAGTCGGCAATGTCCAGTCCGAAGCGTTTGGGCTGGGTGAGCACAATCACATTCGGTTTCTTCTGTCCCGGCAATGCGAAGTTTCCCCCAACGGTGATGATGCCGGTTTTGTTTCTTTTTCTGTTTTTCTTTTTCATACTGCTTGCTTTTTACCAGTGGTTCGTTCGTTTGCGGTTGCTTTGAATGCGGAAATCCGATCTGCCTGCCCTTTGTTCCTCGGGCAGCAGCGGAGCCCCTTCGATTGATATATCCTCGTCGGCCACCGCCTTCATCCATTCCACTGCCCGTTCGTATCGGTCCTTGCGTACCTGGGAAAGTTTCTGCGGGTTGTGGATGCAGAAAATGTGATAGACCGCCATGTCGATGACCATCATCAGCACGAGCTGGTTCCGGTTCTCGCCGGTGGCTGCAAAAATCTTGTTGCAGTCGTAGCGTTTGCCCAAGTAGCATCGCATTTCGGCAATGGCCCTGTCCTCGCAAACCTCAATGACCGTTTCGTCTTCGCGCACCAGTGCGTCGAGAATGTCGCGGTGGATACTGGCATCGTAATCGGTGAGTTCTACAAATTTGCTCATAGTTCGATTGTTTTAGAGTTGTCATAATCTTTTCTTGTTCCGTTTTCTCAGATCCTTCCGTGAACGGAATACAGGCGGTTCGATGCGCCTGATCAGTTCATCGATGATGCGGTTCGCCCCTTCGACCGCATCCGGTCCGTCGGCCGGGTAGCGCATGGTCAAGGTGAACAACTTGAACTGGTCCTCCAGTTCCTTCATGTGCGGGTTGTCCCGTTCTGCCTCATTGAGGATAAGGTTCCCTTCGCGGTTGAGCGGTTCAAGGTTGGCCTCGATACGTGTAGCCTTGTCCGTCTTCTTCTCCTCGTCGCCCCGGATGAACAGTGCAATCTTCTGTTCCCGTCGCACCTTTGCCACCAGCGGTTTGAACACCTGCTGGAAGAAAGGGTCCTGCAGTTTGTTGTTTTCCATGTAGCAATAAACATTGGTCTTTCCCCCGACAAAATCAAGCATCCGGACATACCAGTCAATGAACTCCGCATTGAGTGCCTGTGCCAGGAAAGTCTTGATGACATAGAGCCTGGTGCCCAATTTGCCACAAAGCGAAACCGTCTTGAAGGATTTCCCTTTCTTCCCCTTGCTTTCGCCCGGTGCAGGGTCGCCATACGCCACGAGAAACTTGAATTTGGAGAGAGGCGGTACCTTGCCGTATGAAATGTTCTCGAAGACCTCGCCCTCGGAAATGGGGTTGTTGTAATATTCACCCTGTGCCGCCTTTTTGGATATTTTGGACAGTGTGCGGTCGATGTCCTCCTCCGAGTTCTTTTCCGGCCATGTGGAAAATCCGTTTTTGTCGCGGATGTTCACGATGTCCCAGGAGTCGGCCATTTCGCCTGCCCTCACCACGCAGCAGTCCTTGGCAATGATGTTTCCGCAGAAGATGACCAGTGTAGGTTCAGAAATGGAACGTGTGGGGTACAGCGCATTTTCCCACCAGTCCCAGCGCTTCTGGATGATGTCCGGATTCTTGGTGTCCTCGTCCGTATCAAAGTCATCGACCAGCAGCACGTCGGGACGTATGGCCTCGTTTCGCGAACCACGCGGAGACTGCCCGGCACCCAGTGCGCGGAAAGAAACCTTCCCTTTGGTGGTGAATTCATCCTCGGTCCATGAGCCCGGCAGTTCCTGTTTGCCGTAGTATGCCATGATGCGCCCGTTGGCTTCGAGGTTTGCCCGGTATGGATCGAGCAGGCGCACCGCATTGTCCTTGCTGTTGGAGGTCAGTATAACATTCTTTTTGCGTCCGGTAAGCGTGAGATACATGACGATGAACATGGTGACTGTGGATTTGGCCAGCTCACGGCTCCAGGAAAGCACCTCAAACCATTCGTCGTGTGCAATGATCCGCCGGATAGCCTTTTTCTGGAAGCCGGCAAATTCATATTTGGCGTAATTCGGAAAAAAGAACCTGATCCATTCTATGGGATGTTTCTCCAGATATTCCCGGTGCTTTTCCCGTTCGGCTGCCGTCATGTTCCTGTCAACCGGTGTAGCCCTTGCTATGTCTTCTTTGTACTTCTCCCAATCGAGGAGAGCGAGTCTGTCAGTCTGTTTCATTGTCTATTCCTTTATAATTTGTCTTTAATGTAGGCATCGGCCAGTCGGGTGATTTCCTTTGCCTTTTCGAGGTCGGCCGCCCGTACCCAGTCGATGAGTCCGGTTAAAACACTGATGATGTCGGCAATGCCGACTTCCTGCTCCATGTTGCGTATGGCCGCCGACAGTTTCCCGAGAATGTCCGCCTCCTTGGATGAAGGAAAGCGTTCCCCTTCGGGCCGTTCGGCGATGGCCTTGTTTATTTCGGCCACCTGCCTGTAGAGGTTAGCCACCTGTTCCTGCCTTGTGAGCGTAAGCCCCACCTTCTGTTCCTCCCACTTCCCGGCCCGAACCCAATTGGATACGGACACCCGTGACACACCCACCCGGTCGGCAATTTCCTGCTGTGTGAGGTTTTCCTTGAGGTACAAAGTTTTTGCCCATTCCTTTTTCTGGGCATTCGTCAAATCTGCCATAAATCGTCCTTTTTAGTTGTAAATCACGTTACAAAATTGCATTAAAAAGCGGTGTTTGTAAAAGGCTGTGCGCATGATGACGGGTTACAGCGTTATGATAACGCCAGAAAGCGTCATGATAAAAACGCGGTTTCCTGGTGCCATGGGAATGTTCTATTTTCGCATCATCGAAAGGCGGGGAAGACCGCAGGAATGTGTATGACGATGAGCAGATTTTTCAATATTACAACGAGTGACGACGGCACCAGTACGATATTCCTGTACGGGGACATCGGAGACTATACGGAGGTGCAAAGCGGGCGCATAGCCCAGGAACTGATGGAAGCCGAACGCGTGAGCCGGCGCATCCATGTACGTATCAACAGCAACGGCGGGGAAGTGTACAGCGGCATTGCGATATTCAACGCCCTGCGTCATAGCCAGGCCGACATCCGAATTTATGTGGATGGCATTGCCGCCAGCATGGCCAGCGTGATAGCCCTTTGCGGCAAACCTGTAGAGATGAGCAAATATGCCCGTCTGATGCTGCACAGCGTGAGCGGCGGGTGCTATGGCAACAAGCAGGACCTGCAGCGCTGCATGGAAGAGATAGAAAGCCTGGAGGGCAGCTTGAGTGAAATCTATGCCGAGCGGCTGGGCATGAGCCAGGAAGAAGTAAAACAGACCTATTTTGACGGCGAGGACCACTGGCTGACTGCCCAGGAAGCACTGGACCTCGGTTTCATAGACGGCATCTATGATGCAGACCCTGTGCCGGCCGACAGTACGCCGGCACAGATATATACTTTATTCAATAACCGGCTCATTGAGCCACAAAACAACAGAGAAGACATGAATCTGGAAGACGTAAAGAAACGCCCGCGCTTCAAGGACTGCGCGAGTGATGCGGATGTGTTCCGCCTGATGGACCAACTGGAGGAAGAGGCCGGCAAGGTACCTATCCTTACGAAAGAGAACACCGACCTGAAGGCCAAGGTGAAGACCTACGAGGACAAGGCTGCAGCCGAAGATCTTGCCGCCCGCAAGCAGCTGCTTGACGCAGCCGAGCAGGACGGCCGCATCGATGCGACTACCCGCCCCATCTACGAAAACCTTTTGGCCAATGACCGCGAGAACGGCGAAAAGGCCCTGGCCCAACTGCCGGTGAAGCGCCGTGTAATGGAAGACCTGCACCTGGAACCGAACGGAGATGAGAGTCCCTGGGCCAAGCGCATGCGAGAAATTAAGGACAAACGTAAAAAGTGATTGAACTATGGCAATAATTGTAAGAAACACGAATTACAGCGGCGAGGTACTGGAACAGTTGCTGACGCTTGCCGCTACGAGCAATGAGATTGTGGAAAAGGGGCTGATCATGGTGATTCCCGGTGTGGAGAAGAAAATCAGCCTGCCGCGCCTGAAGACCGGCAAGATGCTCCAGAAGCGCAAGGAGAACCCCGGCGTGGAGGATTCGAAGGGCAACTTCAACTACGACGAGAAGAGCCTTGACCCGGTGGACTTCATGGCCTTTACCGTATTTAACCCCCGCACGTTCGAGAACATCTGGCGAAAGTGGCAGCCGAAGGGCAACCTGGTATTCTCGGAACTTCCGCCCGAAGCGCAGAACGCCCTGCTTGCCGAACTTGCCAAGCGGGTACAGTTTGAACTGGGTGACCACTATGTGAACGGCGAATATGGGGATGATGACGACCACCTTTTCAACGGCATTTTGACCCAGATGGCCAAGGATACTGAGGTGATTGTGGTGGACAGCGCAGAATCGACCATGCTGGGCAGACTGAAAGCCATGCGTGCGAAGATTCCCGTGGCCATCCGCAACAACCCGGACCTCCGCATTCTGATGAGCGTGAACGACTTTGACAAGTATGATGACGAGCTGACCCAGCGCGAGTCCAAGAACACGAGCGAAACCGATGTGAATGCCCGCCGCTACAAGGGCATTACCATTGAGACGCTTGCGGCCTGGCCCGATGATCTGATTGTGTGCACCCTCTGTTCGCCCGATGCCGGCGGTAACCTGTTTGCGGCTGTAAACCTGCAGGATGATGAAGACGTGATTCAGATTGACAAGATCTCGAACGCGAGCGAACTGTACTTCTTCAAGATGCTGATGAAGGCTGACACGAACATTGCCTTCGGTGAAGAAGTGGTGGTATTGGACAAGCGCAGCAACCCCGTGTTCAAGGCGAGCGAGAAGAAGATTTCGGTAAGTCCTACCAGCGTGACCCTTGAGGCAACCGGTGGCAGCGAAGAAGTGACCGTGACCGCCAGCGGAGAATATGAGATAGGCAGTGCCCCTGCCGGCTTCAAGGTGGAAGCAACGGAAAAAGGTGTGAAGATTTCGGCCGGTACGAACAGCGGCAATCAGAAAACCGGTACACTGACCCTTACGCTCAATGCCGACCGCAGCAAGACGGCTCAGATTACCATTACCCAAAACCAACACGGATAAAGCGCTATGGGAAGACTGAAATATTTGGTAATTCACTGCACGGCTACGCCTGAAGGTCGTGAGGTGAGCAGCGCGGACATCCGGAAGTGGCACACTTCGCCCGTGAAGCAAGGTGGCCGAGGCTGGAAACAGGTGGGCTATACCGACCTGTTCCATCTGCAAGGCGGAGTGGAACGCTTGGTGGACAACAACGAGGATGCGCAGGTGGATCGGTGGGAAGTGACCAACGGGGCCAAGGGGTACAACAGCGTGAGCCGCCACATTGTGTATGCCGGCGGTGTGGCCAAGGATGGCAAGACCCCGAAGGACACGCGTACCGGCTGCCAGAAAAAGGCACTGGAGAAGTATGTGAAGGACTTCCACCGCAGATTCCCGGATGTGCGCATTGTGGGACACAACGAGCTGGCGGCCAAGGCCTGCCCCAGCTTTGATGTACAGAAATGGCTGAAAGAAATAGGTATTAACCAATAATAAAAGAAGCAATCAATGAAACGAATTATGCTGTTTATGATGCTGATGCTCGGTGCGGTATCGGCTGTGATGGCCCAAGGGGCCGATGTTCCGGCAACGGACTATGACGCAATGATTGGCACCTTTGCCGGTTTCGTCGGCGGTGTGGTGGTGCTTACCGAAGGTTTGAAGGGCTTGTTCCCTAATATGAAAGGCTGGGTGACGCAGTTGGTAAGCTGGTGTGTGGGCCTGGTATGCGTGATGCTGCTGTGGTGGCTTGATGCGGGGTTTGTGAGTGATGTGAGCTGGGACATTGCCTTGCTCTATGGTTTTGGTGCCTCACTTGTGGCCAACGGGGTAGCCGACACGGGACTGGTGCAATGGGTTATCGGACTATTCCGAAAGAAACGCGAGGAAGCAGAATAAAAGGTTGACTGACTAAAAAACGGGTGGTATGGACTTTAGCGAGATCATGAACATTATTCTTAGCGGCGGCCTTGTGGGCACCGCAGCGGCCATCGGTTCCCTGCGTGCCACGGTGAGAAAAGCGAAAGCGGAAGCGATGAAGGCCGAAGCCGACGCGGAGGGTGTGCGTGTGGACAACGCGGAACATGCCACCCGCGTTTTGGTAAGCAACATTGTGGTACCCTTAAAAGAAGAACTGAATGCAACAAGAAAAGACCTGCAGGCCAACAAGCGCGAAATGGCGCGACTGCGCAAGGCCATTGACACTGCCAACAGTTGCCGTCATCATGATGACTGTCCTGTGCTTGGCGGGCTGCGCAAGCAGCAGGAAGAGCATGAAGGTGGAGAAGACACGGACGGAAACGGCAAGCGCCGACAGCGCGAGCGGAAGCCGACGGGCGGGACTGGTGATGGCGGGGATACCGGCGAGTGCAGTGAAGCTGACGATAGCGGCGGACAGCCTCCGTAAGCTACCCGAAGGCGCGGTGTATCGCGGCAAGAGCGCTCAGGCCAACCTGACGGTAGGGACTGACGGCAAGGGGAACCTTGTGGCCGAAGCCTCGTGTGACAGCCTGCAGCAGCTGGTGCTGTGGTATGAAGAAGAGCTGACACGCATCCGAAGCGAAACCAAGAGTGAAACTTCGAATGACGTTCAAACGGTAGAAAAACGCCCTCCGAACCGGATGCGGACGTTTATCACAGGTGTATTGGCCGGCTTATTGGCCGGTGTGTTATTAACCATCAAACTTTATAAACGATGAACAAGAATTTCATGTACGGCATAGGAGCCGTAAAGTATAAGGATTTCACAATCGGGTATATTGAAAAGAACTCGTTTGACCTGGGCGGCAAGAAACCCGAGGCCGCGAAGATCGAGGCCGAACAGGTGCAGGGTGCCCCGGTGCTGGTCATCCCACAGAGTAACGGCGGCATCGCCCCGACATTTAACGTTATCCAGATGAACTATTCGAACCTGCACAAACTGCTTGGCGGCAGCCTGCATTATAAGAAAGAAGATTCGGAAAAGAAAACTCCGATCGGCTGGACAGCCCCGTCGGAGGTGCTTGTCATGCAGGGACCATGGGAACTCTCCCTCGTGTCCGGACAGAGCGTACTGATTCCCAACGCCACGCTGCTTTCCAATCCTGCAGGCAAGCTGACCCTTACAGAAACCTCCAAGATAGAGGTTACGCTCGAAGTGGCGATGCCGGAGGACGGTTCGCAGCCTTACGGCGTGTTCGATACGGAAGCAATACCGGACGAGTGGGGGCAGTACAAGCTGCCGCCGGCGGAAGCCGCGGCTGCAGCATCGCTCCAAAGCGAGGAGGGCTAACGTATGGCTGACCGGCTGGAACAACTGATAGAGATGGAGTGTGCGGACGCGCTGCTTGACAGTGGCGTGTCCGTTTTGCTTAAAAGGTGGAAGTTTCCGTGGCTGAAACGCCCGGTGGAGGTACGTGTGACGATGAAGCGTCCGAGACTGCGGGGTCAGATATTGTTGGCCAGGGAATATCTGAAGATGGGTATCAACCCCGACTGGCAACCGAAGGACAAGGCCGAGGAACTGGCCTTTGTGGCGGAGCATGGCAAGGCCGTGAGCCGTCTGCTGGCCTATACGGTATGCCGGGGCTACGTGTCGCGGCACGTGGGTATCGGGGTGACGGCATGGGTGCTGCGGAACTTTGTGGAGTGGCGCTATCTGACGGCTATGTTCCGGACATTCGAGCGTCTGATGGGCACGAAGGATTTTATGCGTATTATCAGCTCGACAGCGCGGGCGAACCCGATGACTCCGAGACTGAGCCAGGCAAGGAAGGGGAGTTAAGAACCCGGTATGAGGGTTCCCATAGCCCTTTCGGCTTCGTGTGGCAGATAGCGAGTGCAACGGGCTGGAGTGTGGACTACATTCTGGACGGTGTGAATTACCAGACGCTGATCATGATGCTGAACGACGCGCCGCGGTATGTGCGGAAAAAGCAAGGCGGCGGAAACGGTGCTCCCAGACCGGAACACAGCGCCGAGGATGAAGCGAACGATATAGTAGGATTTTTTCAAAGCAAACTGGAATGAGCAAACCTGTAGAAGTTGAATTTTTGATGAAGGACAAACTCACGCCCGGCATGAACAAGGCCGAGCGTGAGGCGCTGGAACTGCGTAATACCGTCAGACTGCTGGAGGCTGAACTGGAAAGGCTGCGCCTTGCCGGGGAGACGGCTGCCCCCAATCTGGACCAGAGTGCCAATATCGCGCAGATCCATGCACTGGAGAAGCAGCTTGAGGAATTGCGCGGCAAACTGAAACTGCTGCAGGAGGAATCGGAATCCGTGCAGGTCACCCCTGCAGACATGCCCAATGCACAGCGCCAGTTCAACGGGCTTCACAACAGCATCCAGCAGATGGCACGTGAAATGCCTTCTTTGGCCATGGGACCGCAGATGTTCTTTCTGGCCATATCCAACAACCTGCCGATTTTTACGGACGAACTGGCCCGTGCCCGTAAGGAATATGATGAGCTGCAGAAGTCAGGCAAGAAAGGCACACCGGTATGGAAACAGGTCCTGTCCTCGCTCTTTTCCTGGCAGACGGCCATGACCACCGGCATCATGCTGCTGGTAATGTACGGTGATGAAATCTGGGATTGGACGAAAAACCTGTTCAGTGCCAAAAAAGGCGTGGATGAATTCAACATATCACTCAAGGAAATGACCGAGATAGAGAAGGACGGCCGTGCCCAGATGGTGCGTACCCGCTTCGAACTGAAATCGGTCATCGATGAAATAAAGAACTTCACCGGCAGCAAGGAACAGGAAAAGGCGAAGGTAGAGGAACTGAACCGCAAGTACGGGGAATCTTTCGGGTATTATAAAACACTTTCCGAATGGTATGATACCCTTATCCAAAAGAGCGAGGACTATGTACAGGTCCTGCTGCACCAGGCCAATGTCCAGAACCTTGTAAAAAAAGCTGCAGAAGCCGATGAAGAGGTGAATAAAATCAAGGCGCAGAAACCGGAAGAGGCGGAAAGCGCCATGGGTTTTTTCGGGAAATGGGGACAATATATCATGCAGTCAAGCATGGCAGAATCCGGGCAGTTCTATGACGCACAGGCTGCCATTAAGAAACATGATCAGGAAGCTTATGACATACTGTTGAAAAATGCCGAAAACAAACGCGACGGTTATCTGAAAAAAGCGGAGGAAGAGGTAAAGAAAGCGGCAGAAGCAGCCAAAAAAGGAAATATCGGCGGACATACCGACCCCGAACAGTCCGGGAAGAATCCGGAAGCGGAAGCCAAGCAACGGCTTGCCACAGAGCGCAGGCTGGCGCAGGATCTTGCCGCCCTGCAGGCCGAGAACCGGAAGGAAGAGATAGACCGTATGCAAGCCGGTACCGAAAAGAAACTGGCACAAATCGAATATGACTATAACGCCCGGAAAGAAGAGATAAACCGGCAGGAAGCCGACTGGAAGCGTGAGAACAAGGAAGCCGGTCTTTCCACCGGAGATAACGGACTTACCCGGGAGCAACAGGATGAACTTGAAAAAGCCCGTGCCTCAAACACCGAGTCAAGGAAAAAAGCGGAGGCGGACGTGTACAGGGAAGAGGCGGAAGCCATGCGTGACTATCTGAAGGAATACGGGACCTTCCAGCAGCAGAAACTGGCCATCGCTGAAGAATATGCCGAGAAAATCCGCAAGGCACAGTCCCAGGGTGAAAGGCTGACTTTGGAGAAACAGCGTGATGCGGCTGTGCATAAAGTGGATATGGAAGCTCTGACCCAAAAGATAGACTGGGGAGCAGCATTCGGGGATTTGACAGGCCTGCTTGCAGACCAGATGAAGAACCTGCTTGGCGAGCTTAAACAGTATGTCAAGACGGATGAGTTCAAAAAAACGGGAGCCGCAGACCAGCAGGTCGTCTACGATGCCATTGAACGTATTCAAAGCATGCTTCCCGGTGGTAACGGCACATTGGATTTTGCCCGGTTACAAACGCAGATGCACGCTTTGGGGGATGCCGTAACACGTGTGCAAAATGCGGAACTGCAGCAGGAAGCGGCATTCGCCCGGTTAAAAGCGGCGCAGACCGATTACAACAAGGCTCTTGAAAGCGGTAACCAGGCAGAAATAGAACGTACCAAAATCGCTCTTCAAACGGCCCAATCGTCCAGTGCTTCAGCTGACGAAGAATACCTGAACGCCACCTCTGAAATGAAGGCGCTTGCCGGGGAGGTGAAAAGTGCCTCCCGGGACACGGTTGACGGGTTGAACATGGTATCCAACGGATTGCACGGCTTTGCAAGCGGAACCTTGCAGGGATCATTTGAAGGAATCCAGAATATGCTTACCGGTCTGTCAAAACTGAATATCGGAGGCAAGGTCGGTGATGCCATCAGCCGGATGTCCGAGACCCTGTCAAGTGCCGGAGTCATCGGGCAGATCATATCGGCCATTCTCTCCATACTGGATTTGCTGAAAGACGGTATTGGCCCGATTATCTCATCATTGATAGACACCATTTTCAATGCGATAACCGGAATACTCGACAATATCCTCAGCGGAGACCTGTTCAAACAGATAGGCGGTTCCCTTGTGAAAGGTATCGGGGGATTGCTGAACACGGTGTCTTTCGGAGGTTTCAACAAACTGTTCGGCATCGGCGGAAACGCCAGGGAAGTGCAGGCGGCTATAGACCGCCTTACAGACCGGAACGAGAAACTGCAGACCTCCATTGAGGACCTGACCGATACCATCAAGGCAAGCAAGGGGACTAAATCGGTGGAAGCTTACCGGGATGCTTACAAATACCAGAAAGAGACGAATGCAAACTATCTGCAGATAGCGCAGGAACAGGCACGCTACAGCAAAAGCCACCACTCGTGGAACTACTACTGGGGTGGTTTCAACCAAGCACAGATAGACAAACTGAGCGGACAGATTGGCCGCCAGTGGGACGGGAACCTGTGGAGCCTGAGCCCGGAGGAGATGAAGGCGCTGCGCAGCAACGTGGACATGTGGACGCAGATACAGAATACCGGTAAGGGCGGCTATGGCGGGCGACTGACCGAGAAGCTGGATGACTACATAGACCAGGCCGGCAAGCTGGAGGAACTGACCGACCAGCTGTATGAAGGGCTGACGGGCATTTCATTCGATGGTATGTACAGCAGCTTCATCGACAACCTGATGAACATGAAGTACGGTGCCAAGGATGCGGCGGAGGATATATCCGAGTACTTTATGAAAGCCATGCTGAGTAACAAGATAGGCGAGCTGTATAGCGAGAAATTGAAAGGCTGGTGGGAGAAGTTCGGCAAGGCCATGGAGGACAACGAACTGACCGAGGCGGAACGGAACGCGCTGATGGAAGAGTACATGCAGTATATGGATGAAGCCCTTGCCCTGCGTGACAACCTGGCGGCGGCCACGGGCTACGACAAGACCGAAGCCGGCGGCACCAGTCAAAGCGCGAAAGCGGGCGGCTACACGGCCATGACGTATGACCAGGGCACGAAGCTGGAGGGGATGTTTACCGGCGGTTTGCAACATTGGTCGAGCATGGACGACCGGCTGGAAAGCGTGTCGGAGAAGATGGACACGGCCGAAGGCCACCTGGCCCGGATAGCCGAGAACACCGGTGTGAGTGCCGGCCACCTGGGCGAGATAAAGGATGAGATAAAGAAAATGATACGTGACGGACTAAAAGTGAAATGACATGGCAGATATATTGGGCGGGCTGGTGCTGGTGAACGGCACGGACATCTGGACGGAATACGGCGTGTTCCTGGTGGAGGACCGGCGCGGTGGCATGGATAACCTCTCGGCGATCCTGACCCCGAGCAAGACGAAGAAGGAGACGGCCGTGGACATACGGGAGGAGGACGGGGAGAAATACAGTGCGGTCCTTACCCCGAGGAACGAGGCGCGTGACGTGACGCTGCACTTTGCCCTGTATAACAAGACAAAGGAGGGATGGCTGCGGAAATACTTCGCGTTCATCAATTTTCTGAAAAAAGGGAAGGACGGGTGGCTCGACATCGCGTTTCCCCAGCTTGATCTGACCCTGCACGTGAAATACACGGACAGTCCGAAGTTCACCCCGCTGACCTATTTGTGGAAGGAAGGGGTCCACGCCGGGAAATTCAAGGTGAAGTTCCGCGAGCCGGTACCGATTATATAACCATTCAAAGACGATTCGAATATGCTTCTAACGATATACGATAAAGCCGGGGCCAAGCGTGCGGACGTGGCTGCAAGTGACAGTTCGACGCAGAGCAAGGAGGTGCAGGGCGACAACGTGCTGGCGCTCTCCTTCACGCATTATGCCCATATCCCCCTTGATGTAGGCGACTTCACGGACTACATGGGCGAGCGGTACTGGCTGACGGAGCGGTACACCCCGAAAGAGAAAAGCGGGAGCGAGTGGGAGTATAACCTGAAGCTGTACGGTATCGAGAGCCTGATCAGGCGTTTTCTCGTGCTGGAGACAACGGACGGCGACACCAATCCCCTGTTTACATTGACGGCCACGCCGCGGGACCATGTGGCGATGGTGGTGAAGGCCATCAACGACGGCATGGGTAACATTACCGACTGGAAGGTGGGGCAGGTGGACGGTACCGATCTTATCGTGATCGACTATGAGGGCATGTACTGCGACCAGGCTT